CTGCTATCAATTCCTTTTCTGAATTAGTTAATTTTCCATCTTCAGATAAAGCATCTGCAAGGTTTTGAACTTCTTCTGCAGTTACTTCACCATCACTTGCTAATTCATTTAAAATATCTTCTGCTTCTTCTGTATCTATTTTACCATCAGATAATGCGTCATCAACAGATTCTTCTACTGCTTCTTCTGATCCCGTCACAGGCTCTGTGTCAATTGGTTCTGTTTCCACAGGCTCTGTGTCAATTGGTTCTGTTTCCACAGGCTCTGTGTCAATTGGTTCTGTTTCCACAGGCTCTGTGTCAATTGGTTCTGTCTCCACAGGCTCTGTGTCAATTGGTTCTGTTTCCACAGGTGTGGTATCTACTGGTGTAGTGTCTACTGGTGTAGTGTCTACAGGTGGCACGACTATGGGTGTGGTATCTACAGGTGTGGTAGTTACTGGTGTAGTGTCTACAGGTGGCACGACTATGGGTGGTTCAACTGGTGCAGGTGGAGCAGGAGCTGGCAAGGGCGCTGGTGCAGGAACTGCATCAATTACTGTTTGAGCTGCTGCTACTATTGTAGGGGCTGTAGTTACTTTTTCTACTGCTACAGAAACGGTTGCAATTGCCGTTATCTTATTAGTTAAATCAGTACTTGCATTGTTTAGTGATGTAATTGTATTTTGTGAAACAGTTGCAATCGGTGCAATAACTGTATTTGTATTTGCTGTATTTGTTGCAACAATAGCTGTAACTGCTGAATTTAATGTAGCAATTTGTGCATTTGCTGTATCAATTGCTGCCAAGACTGTCGCATTGTCTGGATCAGGAGTGGGAGTAAATGAAGATCCTTGACTAATTGTTCCAGTAAATCCCGTAGTCGTGCTTGTGTTATCAATAGCTGTTACGGGACCATTTGTAGTCTCTCTTACGTTAAATCTAGCACCATTTGGAATTGGTCCAGTCACGCTTACATCTGCCTGCCAGGCACCATCTGAAGGGTTAACATCCGCATTAAATCTAACTTGAGTCATTTGTGTTTCTGCTGTTTGCAAAGGAAATACTCTAAGGTCCCAAGCAACACTAAGTGTATTGGTAGTTGTTGAGTATGTAATTCCAGATCCATTACTCCAAGTAGTCCAGTCATACCCTGCTATAGAAATGGAAGGTGCATTAGGCGTAGAATAATAATTCGCACCCTCGTTTACTCCAAAGGTAATTGTTGCATTAGATCCTACAAAAACATTATTGTATGTGACTCCGCCCATCTGTAAATTAAATGGAAGGTTCATTCGAACACCAGCATCATCTACATTAGATAAAACGTTTGTGGTAGTGCCAATGGTTGCCGCTAGAGCATTGACTGCATCTTGAGCGTTATTAATTGCTACGTTTGCTTGAGTTAATTGTGTTTGTGCCTCTGTCCGTGCAGGTGTTACTGCTGCCACTGCCGTAGTTGCTGTAGCAACTGTTGTAGTGGCCGTATCTATTGCTGTTTGTGCTGATTGAACTAAAACTGTGGCTGTTTCTGATTGGGCAACTTCTGTTGCAATTGCTGTGGCTACTTGTGCAACGGTGGTTGGGGCCTCTGTCATTAATGGAGTTGCTGTTGCTATCACAGTGGCTACTGCAGAATCTACAGTAGTAACGGCTTGCGTTATTACTGCTTGTGCCGCTACAACCTCTGGTGTTTGGGTTGTGGCTGTTGCTGGTATTGCGGATACAGCCTGTGTAACTGCTGTTACCGTTGAATTAATTGTTTGAACAACTGTTGTTGCAGCTTCTACTGCTGAAGATACATTTGATACTTCTGCTACCGCCGTAGTTGCTGCTGCTACCGCCGTAGTTGCTGCTGCTACGGCAGCGTTAGACGCTGTTACTGATTCAACTGCAGTGGCTATGGCTACTGTTGCTGTATCTGAGGCTTGCGCTGCCTGCGCTACTTCTGTTGTTGCTGTTGCAATTGCTGTGTTTACTGCCTGTTGTGCAGGGCTTACTACAACTTGTTCTGCAGGAGCAGGAGGCTCATTGGCATTGGCAAAATTAGGACTAAAAAGGAAAAGCCAGCCAATTACAAAAAGGCTGGTTAAAAAGTACTTTAACTTTCTAGTCAACTAAGTATCTCCTAAGTAATGCAATATCTTTGCTTACTTAGTTAATTATACCACTGAACTATTTAGGATTATCTGTTTTATAAAACCCGTTACCTTTAAACTGTACACCAAATGGTCCGTAATGTCTTTGTAATCTTCTACCACAATCACTACACAAATACGTAGGCTCTATAGAATTTATTGATCTTTCTTTAGGACGAATGCTATTAGGAGAACATTCACACTTGTATTCGTATATAGGCATTACTTACCGCTCTTTTTTCTCTTCTCTGCAAGAACCGAAAAGTCTTTGACTTTTGTTTCTCCCATGTATCCCCACGCATACCCGTCTTCTATCATCTGCTCATTAAGTGATTTAGCATCACCATTAACATAAATCCACCCAAGTATTCGACCATACTTTTCAGAGCTGTCTGGCTTTTCTGTCTTAACGACTATATCCCTAGCATCTTTCAATTTAGTCTTAAGATATTCTTTTGACTCAAGACCCAAGCTTTTTTCTAGTTTATCTGTAGTTCTGGATTCTGGAGTATCTATCCCTGCCAGTCTTAGTCTTTGAGAATAAGATATGCTAAATCCTAAATCAATGTCGACATCAATGGTATCTCCATCTACCACTTTTGTTACCTGCTTAACTCTGTATTCAAACATAATTCTCCTTAAATTAAAGGAGCAGTTTATACACATGCTCAGGTGTATCCACGGGTAGCGACCCGCATAGTCTGCGACTCCCCAGTGACGGGGGGCAGACTACTATTATACTATTTATTTGATTTTAATTGTTTTTGGCTTTTTATCTTCAGGCACAATTTTTTCAACCGTAACAGACAAAAGTCCATTTTTTAACTCAGCAGAAGTGACTTCCATATACTCACCAAGCGCAAATGTGCGTGTGAATTTACGGGCAGCAATTCCTTTATGAATTGCCTCACCAGAATCTTCTACAGAAACCTCTCCCTTAATAACAAGGGTTCCGTTATCTACAGATACATCAACGTCCTTCTTGTCAAAGCCAGCCAAAGCTAGGTCGACACGAAATACGTCATCCTCTACCTTTACAATATTGTAAGGTGGATATGATTGATGTGATGCTGTTGTGTGTACTGAGTTTAGGCGATCAAACATATCGTTGAAGCCAATAAAAAATGGATCCTTAAAAAGATCCAATGTAAAATGTGTTACCATTTTATTCCTCCTTTAAGCGAATAAATTAATATATGGGCCCCTTGTGGCGACCCATATATATTATATCAAAAAAACTATTTGTTTGCCAATTAAAAAATTGGCTTGTTTTTTTCCTTCATCTTCTCTGCATCTGCTTCAGACGCATAAAGAGCTCTTACCTGTGCCATAGCCGCTGTTTCTCCAGCGTGGCAACCTACCAGCTCACCAGTGTCTTGCTTAACTACTGCGTAGCCAGTACAACCAGCCACATTTCTTTTTACTTCCCAAGGCATTGTATCCTCCTAGTTATTTGGAACGTCAGGCATGTCTATGTCGACAAGCCCCATTTCTTTTGCTAAAATTTTTCCTTCTTCAGATAAATGAAATGTTGCCTGAAGATTTTCGTCATACTCGACCTGCAATAGATCTAGTTCATAAAGCCTCATTAAAGACTTATCAACATACTCATGGTGCGCTTCCCAAAGTTGTGGAGCAACCTCTTTTGCCTTTTCTTGAATAGCGAATATGAACTCGCCATTTTCATCTAGGCCTTCCATGGTAATAGCACCAATTTCAATATAGTGCTGAAGTTCCTGGTTCTGCATGTCTTCCTCGTCCATTTCATCTCCCATAAATAAATTATACTCCTATTTGTGCAACAGGTAGGACTTGAACCTACGATTACCGAATTATGAGTTCGGGGCTTTAACCAACTAAGCTACTGTTGCCAGTAGTCTATTGTAAGCTGCCGTCCTCATTTTTGTCAATAGTAGTTTCTACTATTTGTTGGACATATTCAGAAAAATGTTTTCTTACGCTGCCCATTGGCCTTTTACCATAAGATTTCCAAAGTCTTTTATATTCTAAAATATTTGAAAATGTAGTGGGGCAAACCATAATCCCATTATATTCTTTTAGTGTGGTTGGAAGCGGGACGTGCTTTCCACAACACTTACATTCTTTTGCTTTTTCCTGATATATGCTCATATTATTTCCATTCCATCTAGTGCATCTGACAACTGCTGTGGCATTCTTGGCGCCCTTATCATGTTAGTCACAATAGTCTTACTCTCTTCTTCTCTATCCCACTTTAAAGAATCATAGGTGTGTATAGTAACTTCTTCATTATTTGTCCGCCTTGTTCTGCTTATTGAATTATAAATAGATCCGCAGACAGCGTCGGCAAGGTCCTTGGATCCCTTTCTTGGGTGGTCAACTTTATCTCTCATAATTTTTAATTGTAGTAATTCATCAATAAGAAGGGGTATGTGTGGACCAGTTAATCTGTCTTCAGATACAATCATCGCCATATCGTCATAATGCTTTTTAGCAACAGAAAGAGTCTCTGTATTAATTCCGTATTGCTTTAGCTGTTGCATCATATCGTGAGAGTTCCATCTATCGAAGGTACATAGTCTAACATTAAAGCCAGCGCTTCTTAAAGACAATATGTAATCTTTTACTTCTGTAAAGTCTACCGACTTGTCTGCTGTTGGCGTCCAATATCTTACTGCATCTACTTCAACAATAGGGGCTGGCTGAGAGTATGTATCTGTTACCTTAACGTTAACCCATCTTTGAACATGCGCCATAGAAACAGCACAATGGTCATGCTTTTGTGCAAGGTCTACGTGTATGAAATACTCTTTGTCTGGGTCTGCTGCAAACCAAGATTCAAATCTTCCAAATTCATCTACCGCTAAAGCCATGTTGTTAAAAGCTTTTTCAATTTTTTCTCTGGACTTAAAGAATGCATCAATTGCTTCTGGTGGCATGCATGCAAATCTGCCTAGGGCATCTGGCGCATCTCTGTAGAATGCAACTTTAAAGTCATCAATACTTCTGGTAGGATTAACTTCCCATGTAGGTCTTTTTAGTGCATATACCTTTGGATACTTATAGGAAACAATGTGATCTTCTTCCCACTCAATATCAAACTCGTTGCCATGTGTGCCATCTGGCAGGTTCTCATCTAGCTTAAAATGGTGTGTTCTAACCACAGTTTCTTTTTCAGCTATAACGTCAGTATATCTCTGTTGAATATAGTCATTCTTATATCTAGGAAAAGATAGCAATATTACCTTACCGAAGTCTGGGAAACGAGAGTCTACTGATCCTCTATACATTTCATATATTGCGCTACCAGTCTTTGCCTGCTCGTGACCAGTTGTATTTTCAATGCTAAATCCAGAGATTTCGTCAAGAATAACTACGATTACGTTATATCCTTCCCAGGCTTCTCTTTCTGAGTGACCAGAGTGTACTGTAATATTTTTATTAAATTTAATTTCTGATGCTTTTTCGCTATACTTTCCTACAAACCAAGGAGACTTATCTATGCGGGTTCTAAATCCTTTGAAGAAAACGTTGCTAGCCTGTTGAGCGTTAATAGCAATATTGATAATATCTATTGAGTCTCCAGGTGGTTTTCCGTAATAAGATGCTGGGTCCTTAAGGCACAGCAGTAGATAAACTATATACGATACTGCAATTGTAGAGCAATAATCTTTGCCAGAACCTTTGCCTAGTTGGGCAATAACTTCGCTGGCAGTCTGCTTAAATTTTCTTTTTCCCTCTTCTTCGCCAAAGAGTTTTATCAGTGTTGCTTCTTTATAAATCTGAGAGCTTTTTTCAATTAGAGTATACTGATATTCTGACAACTCTGGTAAGCCCAAGTACTGTGGGCTTTTAACAAAAGTTCTTAAATCAACAGGCTTCTCGTCGAATTCTTCTCCGTCGAGCATGTCAATAATGTCAGAAAAATTAAACTCCATCTTCCTTTACATTTCTTAGTATAGTGACGTTACTCTCTATGACAACGCCTTCAGTCTCATTAGTTACTTGAGAAAGTCTCTTCATAATTTGATTTCTTACCTCTGGATATTCAGCAGAGATATCTCTTAATATATTAATTAGAATATCTTGCTTTCTTTCTGTCTCAGCAATTTGTTCCGCCAATTCAACATTATCCAATAGACCAACCTCTTGTAGCATGCCGATTCTCTTGGTCTCAATGTCTGCTATAAGCTTTAGGGCGGTAGCCTTAACATTTAGTTGCCCAGCCTGATCTGCGTCCTCTACGGTCTTCCAGGCCTCTTTAATTAGCATTGCGTAGTGCTGGTCAGCACCAGATATTGCCTCCTTGGCCCTGTCTCTAGAAGCCGTGTCATTTTTAACTACGTCTTTCCACTCATCAATTAACTCAACAACCTCTGCACGTTTAAATCCAGTGATTGTGGCAATTTGTGTTGGGGTGCTACCCTTTAGTAATTCTGATACAACCGTATTCATACGGTCATAATGGTCTGCTAATTCAATTTCCATAGATAACCATTATACTTCTAGTCGACTGAAATAGCAACCTGAGATCTAGCTATTTTATATAGAACCAAATATCCTATAAGGTCATCTACGTCATTATCTCCTGCAAAGCCTTGGTTGTTCTTTACTCTATTTAGTTTATCGTCAATACGGACCTTTAATTGCTCTGTTGAGTCCGCCGTTGAAAATATTCTAGCAGGCTCTAGGGCTGAGTTTCCATATGAGATATTCTTTTCAATTAACATATGTGCTATTTCATGGCAGGCTGACCATATTTTACTACCTGCTGGAGCACCAACAGATCTTAAATACAAGTCACTGCAATTAAAGTTTGTTACATCTTCAAATACTGGCTTTAACATACTATATCCTAATCAGTTCAAATCGTAGGTCATTATTTTCTCTACCTACAAATGTCACCTGAAATAACGGAACGTTATCCCAGTAGTACCTTCCAAACAATTCATACAATTCTTTTTCAGGATCAAAATAGTCAAATGTTTCATGGTGAAAAACTTTCTTATGCGTTGGATCACGATAAGATAATTCGTTGTCCCATGCTGGAAGTCTTAAAGTAAGTTTTCCGCCGACCTTAAGTATCCTATGACATTCAGACAGCCAATCTACAATTTCTGTATTTAGATGCTCAAACACATCAATTGCATAGACTTCATCCCACTTTTCATTTTCACAGGGCCAAGGAATAACTTCTAGGTCCCATGCTACATCTATCCATTCGGAATGCTTTATTCTATCATGATGCACGGCACCTTGTAAAGGGACTGATCCAGACCCAAGCTCTAGTATATTCATCGCTTTTTAATTAGTCCAAACTTAGTTAGGTATCTCTGTATAGTCATTGCAGAAGTATTACATTCAATAGCAATCTCAGTAACAGTCTTTTTTTGAACTACATATCTTCTATATAGCCACTCTTTACTTTGGTATAGCTTCATATCGACATCCATCCGCCATATTCAGCATGCGGATTATCTATGTGCCACTGCCTCATCATTTGATTTTGCTTTTTCCAGTCCATGTTGTGAGACTCAAGGCCACAGCTACCGCAGGGTCCAGGTCCTAAATCTACGTATACGTGTTCACACATCATCTTTCCGTCAGCACCCTATTTGAATAATGTGCAATGCCAAATGCATCTGCAACGTCAAAATCATCTAACGAGAGATTGTACTTGTTATTAAAGTAGTCCACGGTTCTTTGTTTACGCATATTTCGTAGTTGAGTTTTATACCATGAATCAGCATAACCTGGATTCTTTAATCTAATAGCAGACTTTTCATCTTTAGTTGGATTTTTATTTCCTATGTAAGCCTGCCAAGATGAGGGGGATATTGTTATTACTTGCGCTCCTGTAGACATAAGCTCAGCAATAACTACGCCGTATACATAAGACAATTTTATTACAGCATCTGGAGATCTAACAAGAATGGCTCCCTCCACAGCAATATAGTCTGACTTTAATTCCTCAAGCATAGCGTGAGTCTTAACCTTGGCATCATGAATTTTTTCATATATGTTGGCGCCAACAAATTCTATTTTACCCCACTTAATAGGATTATCGTTTTCCATTAGGCAAAAAGCAACTGAGTTAGTTGAAGCATCTATACCGAGAACCCTGGAGGCTTTAGTTTTTACTAGGTCAGCTAACTTCATTTATTCTCCCCAGCATCTTATTTCTATTTTCTAAATTAATTCTTTTTTGGCATGCTGAGCAAACATCTGACTCGTTATACCTGCTAAGGACACCCTTACACTTATGGCATTCTCGCCTTGCACCGTTTCTAATTGCCTTTTTTTCATAATACTTTTCCATAATTCTGCGATTGGTAGCGACACGGCAGCATTCGTCAGTACAATATTTTTGATTATGCGTCTTTGCTTCAAACTCTTTAGCACACTCCTTGTTGGCGCAGATCATTACTTTACTACCTCGTAAGCAGATATCTGAACTTCTCCGAGTGGTCCGTCCCAGCATTCTTTTTTGACTGGACAATTTTTACATGAATATGTAGACTTTGTAAATGGTCTCATAGGAAGTCCACCATCTTTAAAATTATCATAAACTTCACACATCCACACAAATAGTTCTTCTATAATTTGTTTATTTTTTTCATTTAATACAATAGGGATCAACAAAATTTCTTGAGTATTCTTATTCTCATACAAGAAAAACCCTTCTTTTGCTTTTCTTAACTTCATATACGTAAGCAATTGAAGGAGGTGGTTAGGTGAAGGAGACATGGTAGACTGTCTAGCATCCCAAACTTCTTGCTTTGCTGTTTTAATTTCTCCAATTACCTCTTCGCCTTCCCAGTCTAATACGAGATCGATAAAGCCTCTGATAGGTGGGTAATCATTTTTAATTTCAAGTTCCTCGTGGCGCATAACTCCCATTTTAGCCACAAGCTTTTGGATTCTTTCGTGAGCCTGAGTACCTTGTGCCATATTAGCAACGGCAATTGCATCGTTGTTATCAATAAACATTACCCCACTAAAAGCCAAGTACCAGTACCTAGGACAATTTCCATGTCCGTACCCCAAAAGGCTAGGGCTAAAAGAATTCTTAGTTGTTATTTGATCACCACGTTTAGTGTCTAGATATGCATCATTTAACATCTTGGCAAATGACTCTGTGTCAAACTTACCAAGAGACTTCTTGAACTTTAAATTACTTACAATTTCTCTACCCATTATGAATTATACCTAACGACATACTTAAGTGCATCTACAAGTTTGTCTATGGACTCCTTTGCTGAGTAATAAATATTCTTCTTATTATTGTTTACTGTACCAGCCTTGTCTTTTGCAACTGTTGAATAATGAGATGCTAGCATAGCAAATTTAGTAGACATTGCTTGAAGCTCTATAATTAGATACGGGGCTTTAGAAGAAGGCACATCTGGATTCATTAATAGCTTTACAACAATGGCAAGTGCCTTGTCTAATTGGTCGTCCTTCATGTATTCATGAAGATCATTAAACTCTGTTATTGAGCTAATAAGCTCAAGCGTATTTTTATCTTCTGCCATTTTTTATTCCCTTATCTATTTTATCTATAAACAATCCCAAGCCATATCCAACAACAAAACCTAGCATTATGCCCAACAAAAATGTTGCCATTACTTAGCCTTAGTCTGCTTTGTCTTGTACGGGCCAAGATCTGCCTTTACGGTACCATCTTTTCTAAGCCTGACAATTCTGCCATTCTTAATAACTGTTTCATTAAAAGGTATCTTATTACTTGATCCCATTATTATCCTCCCAAAACTGGATCAGCTCTTCTAGAACTGCCCATTCAATTATTCCAAGTCTCACCTTAGAATCTTCCCCTATTATAATCTTAAGTGCTGGATGCATATCTCTACTAACCTTAAAGGTATCTGTACAAATCTTTGACCAGACAGGTTTATTTAATGTAAACGAGGAAGAAGCTTCTTTGTAATCGACAACAAACTGCTTCCACTTAGCATCACCTTTTTGATAATCCCCTCGTCCAGAATTTTTCTGAGCCTTGGCACCATCACGTTTTACTTCAGATCTTTCTGACATTATCCCACCACGTAAACGTTCTTATGACCATCTGGACATTCCCAAGATATGGTTCTATCTGTTGCGCTCCAGAAGTATTCTTCAGAGTCCTTATCACATTTGCCACAAGGCTTTTTGCCACCCATTTTTTCTAGTTCTGGTGGCATAACCTTTTCTGGTTTAGATATAAACTCATTTAAATTTGGCACTGATCTCCTTTTGTAGCTTTTCAACTACCTTTGGATTGTCACGTAAATATTGAACAGCTTTAGCTCTTCCCTGTAATCTTTCTCCATCAACTGTGTACCATGCTCCGCCTTTTTCTACAGCTCCACACATTTCAGCAACGTCTAAAGTTTCTCCTACAAGGTCTATCCCTAGCACGTCTCCTTGATAATAAAAATCATACTGTCCAGATAGGTTTGGCGGACCAACCTTATTGTAATCAATAATCCAGTTTACTGGACGCCCGACACGTTGTTCAATAATCTTGTCGCCAACCTTAACGCCAGCCTTGATAGCATTAGCCTCAGCTTCTGAAGACCATAGTTTAACAACTGTAGAGGAGAAGAATTTAACTGCCATCCCGCCTGTTGGGATATGGCTTGCATGCATAGATCCGAACTGATTACGTTGTTGAGAGATAAGGACAAGAAGTGTATTCTTGTTTGCGTAGTTAAGCATTTTAACCGCATGTGTCATATCCTTTGCTTCTGCTCCGATTTGTTTAGTGTCTTGCAAATCTTTCATTTCATTTCCATCTTTTTCAAAATAGATGGCTGGTAGTAGTGCTGAAATAGAATCAACTACAATCATGTCTACTTCTGCATCCATTAATTTAGTTGCAACATCTACCATGTCGTTAACTGTTTTTGCTGGAGAGTAGATTAGCTTTTTAGAATCTACCCCTAACAATTCTGCCCATGCTGGATCATATGAATGCTCTGCATCAATCCAAGCACACGTCTTTCCTTCTTTTTGCGCCAGCGCAATCATCTGTAAGCAGAAAGAAGATTTTCCAGCAGACTTATTTCCCCAAACCAAGATCTGCCTGCCGTAGGCTAGCCCACCTTTTAATGCTAGATTTAAACCTATGCTTGGTGTAGGCTGCTTGTCTACATGAACATCTACTGCTGACTGTACTCTTGCTCTAGTTTTTGGGTCTAGCTTTGCTAATATATCATCTAATACGATTTCCATTATACTCTTTCTTCTATCTACTAATTATATCATTAAAATAGGTTGCCGTGAAGCCTTGGACGTTCTTTATTTTTATTTATTTTAGCCTCTAAAATTTCATCAAGGCTGTGAAGAATTTGATCTTCATTACGCATCGCTGCATATACATCTAACAATCTAATAATAACGTCTGCCATTTCTTCAACAATAGCTTCGCTACCCTTTGATTTTCTAATTGCTTCTAGTACTTCAGTAATTTCTGAATGTACAAGTGCAAGCTTGTTTCCAACTTTGTCATGAGAATATTCTCCATCCCAAAACCCCTTTTCTTTTGCTGTTTCGTGCAATATTGCGGCTAGTGCATCTAGTCCGTACTCTAATAAATTATCACTCTGACTCAATTTTATTCCTCAAGCTAAAAGTAAATGATGGACCGTTCTCATCATAATCAATAACTAACTCTTTTTCTGTTTCCCCAGCATCTAAAAATCTTAGAGTTGGAACAGTAATTTTTCCTTGCTCCTCCAATATAGCAATCAAAACTTTATTCATGCTTATTGAAGTAATTAGGCCTTCGATATTCTCTGTCATTTTATTTCCTTAACCATCAGGGTTCCATCGTCTAATTTAGAAAGTATTACCTGACATTTCATTCCCTCACGCATTTTTGCTAGGGCAATTTTATACAAGCTAGAAAAAACAATTGCTCTGGTAAGCACCTTGTCTTTGTCGGACATTACAATATGGGCCATAGTCTTACCTGCTTTAGTTTTATACGGAGTAAAGTTGACGACCATATGCTCCTTCTCGGCAATATCGTATTCTTTTCTATAAAGATACTCTACAAACGCATCTTTAGAGTCTGGATTAATATCGCCAACCTTTACATAGCTTGCAATTCTATTATCTCCCACCAGAATAAAGTACATTTGTCCTGGCTCAATAGTTGTTTGCTCGTTGTGAAATAGTCCAATAGATCCCGTTTCATCAACCAATTCAACTCTTGCCCAGCCATTACCACGTTTAATTGACTTAACCATACCAAACATTACAAAAGATCCTAGATCATCAAACTCGGATATCGGTCTTGCCTGCGCCTTAATTCTTGGAGGAAGATCTAAACTAAATGTAGGAATTCCTAAGAATTCGTAGTAGTTATCCTTTTCTTTACCGCTTCTTTCATTGTCATCAAAAGCAGCACCGCCAATAGCATTAAGAGCAGATACAGCCCTACTATTAATCCCGCTCCCCTTTTTCGAAGCCTTCTCAATGAAGTCATTATAATTTTTATATGGCCTTTTCTCTATAATTTTATTTGCAATGCTGTCGGAAATAAACTTAACCTCGCCTAACCCAAATCTAATTGCTTCTTTTTGTAAAGAGAAATATACATCTGATTCATTAACATGTGGCAATAATACTTTAAGCCCAAGTCGCTTTGCCTCAATTAAGTATTCTGTTCTGGCGTCTTTGTCTCCTTCATTTTTAAGTATCGAGAATATAAACTCCAAAGGATAATAACACTTAAGCCAAGCGGTATAATAAGAAAGCATAGAGTAAGCAACAGCGTGAGACCTGTTGAACGAGTATCCAGCATGGGCTTCGAAGTCGTGCCAGAGGTGTTGTGCCTGTTTCTTAGATATGTTCTTTTCAGCGCCTTCAATAAACTTGTCCTTAAACTGATCAAATTCTTTAGCATCTTTCTTTTTACCAATAATCTTTCTGACCTTATCTGCTTCAGACCAAGTCATTCCGCCAAGGTGTACGCAGGCCTGCATAACCTGTTCTTGATAAATAATAACTCCGTATGTGTTTTCAGTAAATGGCTTCATGATTGGATGTACATACTGAACCGCTTCGTCTCCACGCTTTCTTTTAATATAAGAAACTCCAACAGTATTCATCGCTCCTGGTCTAACCAAAGCATTTGAAGCGACTAAATCTTCAAACTTATCAACACCCATTTTAATTAAAAGATTAGTATATGGAGTTGCTTCAGCCTGAAACACGCCTTTAGTATATCCTTCTCCAAGCATCTTGTAAACTTTCGGATCATCAAGCGGTAGACTAGATAAGTTAATTTCTTTTCCAGTCCTATCCTTAATAGATTTTAAAGTATCTGAAATCACAGATAAAGTTTTAAGTCCTAGTGCATCAAGCTTGATAAGCCCAATGTCTGCAACCGTGTCCATATCATATGCAACCACTGGGATTCTTCCAGATACCTTATCTTGTGTATCTTCTCTAGACTCAATGGGAGCAAATTTTCTAATGTCATCTTTTGCAACAACTACACCAGCAGCATGGACTCCAACGTTTCTAATTTTTCCACGTAGTCTTTCTGCAAGCCAGGTTACCTCTGGGTATTTAACCCTAAACTCTTTTGTATTTGGAGACTCCATATAGTCTTCAAACGTATCTATCTGCTTCATTGCACGATTAACATCAGACAGAGGGACCATAAATACACGAGCAGCATCTCTAATCACACCCTTGTCTTTAAAATAAGTAAATGTAGAGATAGAAGCAACGTGCTTAAACTTTTTCTTTAAGTAATCTTTGACCTCTTTGCGACGACGGTCTTCAAAATCTGTATCAATATCAGGAAAGTCGTTACGCTCAGGATTAATAAATCTAAAAAACAGCAAATCATATTCTATGGGATCTACGTCTGTAATGCCAAGGGAGTAGCAAACCAACGATCCTGCAGCAGAACCACGTCCTGGGCCTACAAGTATGCTGTTGTCCTTTGCCCAGTTAACCATATCGGCCACGACCAAGAAATATGAGGCAAAGCTTTTATCCTTGATTACAGATAGCTCCTCTTTAAGCCTATCAATATATACCTCATCCTTGTCCAGGTTTAGCCTTTTAAGGCCCTCAAAGGCCATCTCAGACAGTTTCTCGTCCGCATTGGTCTTAGGTACTGGGAGAAGATCTAGACCCCTGTTAAAATCGTATTCTGAGACTTTATTGGCTATTTCCATTGTGTTCTCATATATATCCGTTCTGGATATTCCAGCCTTATTAAAGTCAGCCTCAATTTCAGACCTGCTTTGAATAAATAAATTATAGTCTTTAAATGATATTTTGCGGTCTGGATATAGATAATCAAATCTATCTAACATGTCCTTCATTTGACGAGACATTTCAAAGTCAGCCTCTTTGTCAGATTTAGGGGAGGTTGATAAAATAAGCATTGCCTCTTCTAAAATACGATCCTCTTCTTTGGCAAAGTGGGCATCACCTGTTGCCACCGCCTTGATCCCTAACTCATCTGCTAGCTCTAAGAGTTTGGAGTTTGTTTCTGGCGGATTATGAGATTGTACCTCAACATAAAAATCTTCGCCAAAGATTTTAGCAAAATCTTTAAGAAGAAGCTTGGCTTCCGAAAAGTTTCCTTTTTCAATAGCCTTACTAATAATTCCATTAAGGCATCCAGAAAGAACAATAATACCTTCTGCATATTCTCTTAGGACCTCCCTATCAATACGGGGCTTATGGTAGAAACCTTCATTCCAAGCAAGCTCTTGTAGGATGTTTATGTTTTCAAGACCCTTTTTATTCTTAGCTAATAAAATTATATGGTTGTAAGCCTGAATAGACTTATCTGTTTTAGAGGAGCGATCAAATCTATCTGTTGGTGATATATACGCTTCTACTCCAAGTATGGGCTTTATTCCCTGTTCGGCACAAGCAATTTGCATTTCACGATGAGAGCCTAGGGTGCCATGGTCTGTAATTGCTAAAGCTGTTTGCCCTGCATCTTTTGCAGCCTTTACAAGTTCGGCTGGGGAGTTAAGGCCATCCATGACTGAATAGTAACTATGCACATGTAAATGTGTGAATGACACTTAACTCTCCGCCTTTACTTTTATATTACCAGTCTACACTACTGGACGTAGTAGAAGACTGCTCTTCATTGTTGCCTTGACCCATATAAAAAGCTTCTTGCTCTGAATATGGAACATGACGAACTGCAGTTTTCTCAAGGTCAAACATTTCGAGTCCTGAGAAATCGAAAGGAGTTTCATCCTTTGCGAGTGGGATAATTGTGTAACTGGTATCTGTCTTTGTACCGTTACGCTTAATTCTCCACATTAGGTTTGTGATGCTTCCCATTTCACCAGCATATTCAATTAAGGTAGGTGTAATTGTTTTACCGCTAGTACCTTGGGATAGGATTGCAACATATGGCTCTTCTTTACCATCATCGACAAGTACATTAATGTATAGGCGAGTCCTAGCCTTCCAGCCAGCCTTTGGGTCCTTGCGATGTTGTTCATTTGCCCAGTCACGACCTTCTGACTCCATTGTGTCTAAGGCCTTCTTACGATAGTCTTTTGGATTGACATGCTCTAAAGCAATGAATCCGCAACCACGGGCTTGATCGTAATTTGGTGAATCTGGATCAAGCTCTTGAAGGAAGCGAACTTTGATGCTCTCTCCGTCTTCAAGTTTAAACCAGCGACCTTTGTTTTCGTCGCCGCTATATGTTGGCTTATCTAAAGCCTTGTTAAGGTCTTTTAGACCCTTTACTATGCTCATTTATTCTCCTCGTTGTTTGATGGTATATATCCATCTGTATTTTTCATTATATCATGAACTCCAGGATCTGTATTCTAGATCTGATACAGCATTTTTTATACAGGTTTTTATTTCCTCATCGGTCATATCGCCTGCATCTTTTGCACCATGTGGGTATATCTTACCATATTCATACGAACCCCACAAGAGGTCCTTGAATTTTAGTTTATTGGCTATGCTCTTACCTAAGTCTCTGCCAGCCAAATCTGCGTCTGTTAAAATAGTTATTCTATTAAAATGTCTATTTAACAAGTGGTGCTGCTCTGAAGATAAAAATCCTCCAAGCGTGGCAACCACGTTTGGGAATCCAGCCTGATGCACACGGATTGCATCGAAGCTGGACTCGACTATAATCACATGGTCGCCAATTTTTTTGGCCCTGTGAATATTAAATAATGTTTTGCTCTTTGGAAGGTTGGTGCTATTCTTAAACTCTTTACCCTCAATAGATCTGCCAACTATACCAATTGGTAAACCCTCTGGACTATGTACTGGCACAGTTACCATATCCATATTTTCAGAATACCCTAAATAAAAATAATCTATTCCATCTGAGTTTATTCCACGAGACTTAAAATACTCAATTGCTTTAGGGCTATTGAGCAGGCCACTATTAAGTTTGGCTAGAGTATCTTCGGGGAATTGTTCAAATACTGGGCGATCTTCCATTGCCTCAGCCAGCAACTCATCAAAGTTTTCTAGAACTTCTGTTTCTTTAGTAGCAATAAATCGCATTGCCTCAAAGTCATTTTTATTTGCAACTCTTTTAACCAGCTCTTGGAGTGTGCCAGATTCTCCGCAGGATGGGTTGAAGCATATGAATGCACCCTTTTCTCTGCTTACGCTAAAGCTTGGCGTATGCCTATTAGAGTGAAATGGGCAGTATGAAAGAAAGTCATTACCAGTTTCTCCAGCAATATCTAACCCTATTGATTTTAGGATTGATTTGATATGTGCTGGCGTATAATGCGTGGTATCGATTTCCCTTGTGTTATACCCTCTAATTGCCATGCCTTCTTCTTTCCGACATAAACTCCATGGATACTCATTAAAAATCTCCATGTCTCGCCTGTGAATTCTACCGAAAATGCAGGGTCTATGTCAAGCACCCGAACATATCCTTTTCCACGCATGTCCTGTGTTAGCAGGTTTTCATACTGTGGCCTCAAGCTTATTAGGCGTGAGTTGTCATCAAACTGTACCTCAATTTGAAATCTTTTAATTTTTCGATGAGTCATTATTTAATTCTGGAAGGTTCTCATAAATCGGAGTAATGACACCACGATTTATATCCCAGTCTAGATAGAAGTCAAAATCTTGACCGTGACGATTTTTTCTGGAAACAACCTCAATCATATTGGTTCCTGGATATCTATGAATAGCCATAGCCATATCAGCATCATACTCAATTGCCTTTGACCAAGCTACTTGGCTCATCATCGGAGGGTTTTCTTGATCTGAAATATCATCTGCTGTAGCAGCAGTAATATCAATTACTGGTATGTTGTTTGATACTGCCAACAGTTTGAATTCACGAGAAATATTACGGTTACGCTCTACTTCAGAATTACTTCTTTTGTTGTCATTAAATAACTGATGATAATCTAAGATAACTAAGTCTGGCTTATGCTGATCAATTTTACCCTGAATTGTTGCAGGAGTTACTTCTGCTGTACCCTCATTAGATACCAGAATAAAACTATTTTTTCCAGCAAACCTCTTTGTACCCCAGGCCCTAAAGTCATCTATGCTAATATCGCCTTTAGAAAAATCACTTGCACGAAATAGTCCAGAGCCAAGCATGGTATAAATACGATCACGCATATTTTCTGGAGACATTTCAAGGGATACAATCATTGGCTTAAAGCCTTGCTCCCAAGCCTTACACGCTAGGTATGAGGTAAACCATGTCTTACCCTTTCCTGGCCAACCAATAGCAACAATTAAATGGCCTGGTGCCATACCAGTCGGATAAGCTTTATCAATAGCATCAAATCCTGTAAGAATTCCTGGACTTCCGCCCATGGCTGCTGAGCGTTCTTTAACAGAAAGAAAATGGTTTTCTGCAGCCTGAACATCTGTAACGTCTACGTCTCTAACATTATTTGTAAACTTACTTAATCCAGCAAGCTTGCTCTGCATGTCTGCAAGTACACGAGCTGCTGCATCTTCCTTTAGAGCAGAACCAGATTGAATAATAATAGACTTTAGTTTACTAGAAAGATATTCGTTTTTAAGTTTATCTAGATAGTATCCAGTCTCGCCCTTAGTTTGTGCTGGCTCAAAATCTTTAAATCTTTCAACAAGGATCCCGACTTCTGGGACTGCTTTAAATTTATAATAGTATGACTTTAGGCTTTCCCATATGTCTTTATGCGATGTAAATATATCATCAACATTGTCGGCAAGCAGTGTGCTTATGTCTTTGTTTTTGCATACTGCAGAGATTAGTTCTGCTTCTGTATTCATTCTGCTCCGCCTTCTACAAGCTTCTTGGTCGCCTCCCTGAGAGCACGACGGTTTTTAATATCTTTTTCAATCTCTATCTTTAAGTAATCAATCTTGTCAAAGTTATAGAAAAAGAAGTTTAGTGGGTGACCAGACTTATTAGTCTTAAAGTAATATGTCAAAAGCTCTTTGGCTCTTTCAAACCCCACACTATCTATAACGTCCTGCATAGCCCACTTTTCACGAAACTTATTTATGCGTGGCCTTTTATTGTATCGCTCTTTATATAGCAACTCATATAAGCCAATCAAAATATATGGCTCTTTCTCATTTGCCACCGCTAAGTTCCTTTTCTACTTCACGAGTTTTTTCAATTAACTTTTCTTCTACAAACTTGTATACTCTTTCGGTAGCAGTAGTTGCAGTTTCACCAGATCTAACATCATCCTCTACGCCTATACCAATCTTAATACTTTCATAGTTGCCTAGGTTCCTAGTAAAGGAAAGGTCTACCTTAACTCTAGTTGTCATTTATGTTCCGCCTTTTTATGCCTAGTTAAAGTCTCGTGAGCAAATATGCCCCAACGAACTTCTATTTGCTTGTCACATATCTCACAGATAACTGACTTGCCTTTTTCCACTACTCCGCCTTCCACACGGGGACGAACCTTCCGTCCACGGTCTTAGTATACAATATTAAGTTGTGTTTGAGAAGAGCCTGTAATTCTGAGCGGGAAGGAAGATCCCTTGTGCGTCCAGCATCAATAATATATTGATGTATGTCCAATATGTCCGATTCGCTAAGCATGTACCTAGACCATTCGCTATCTGGATTACTAATTGGATAAACCTTTTGAGGTTTCTTTACCTTGCCCTGCAAAATATATTCCTCTATTGTTACCCTATGTCTATTTAAAACTTTCCCAGCTTCTATAAGGCTATAAGCTTTTTCCATATTTTTTTCTACTTCGGAATAAGAATACAGCATTCTTTTTTTGTCTGGATAGCACCAAGCAATTAACTCGTCTTTTGCACGACTTACCTTTATTACTTTATGAACCTTTTGGTTTAAAAAGAAATAGAGGAATTTTTTGCGTAGTCCCTGTCTGTTTTTTCTAGCCATTTTCCAAACGCATTCGTTTCTTTATTAATCATCCATCGCTTACCGCAAAGAATGCAGAACAATTCAGTGTGTAGTTTTTGAGAGAATACTCTATCAATAAAAACCCTACCTTTACATCTTTGACATTTCATCATAGCGAGAATAGTTTCCCGTCAACAACACATGTATAGTTTGGAGAAATATGGACCATCTGAATGTGCGGGTACTTGCCATTTTCAATGTGAGCAATAGCAAACCCTTTTTGCCAGTCGTGGTGGGTTGTGTACTTCATTCCATCACTCTTTTCATCACACATATGACCGATCTCATATCCTCGCAAGGTCTCGCCCTTGCCGTTGTTTCTAAGTTCATATGTTACCATATGTGAAGCAATTCTGTGAGAATGTCCTCTAATTAAGGAAACCTGCATATCTTCCATGTCTTTTCTTACTGCACCGCCTGCTGCAATCGACATACCGTGGTGTACATGGATATCTCCAAATCTTTTCTTAGGCAACTCATTATAATAAATATAATCATATCCCAAAGAGTCTAACTTCCAAAGCATTTCTGGGGTTACTGCCTTCACGTAGTCTGGCAACTTGGCATCGACATAATTAAAAATTCTTATATCGTGATTTCCAAGCGCTGAGAAAAGCTGTGCATCTTTACCAGCAACTTTTCTGTTTCTTTCATAAAATTCTCTAGCACCTTTAGCCTCATGCTCCATAAGTGGAACAATCATTTGACCATTCTCATCTTTATGCATTCTCAAAAATTCTGCAGAGCGACCTTCTGTATACTTACTATAGCATGCCTGATCGTCTGTGTCTCCAAGAATATCAACAACATCTGGTTTAAACCACTTCATAACTTTAAACCACAATTCAATGGCCTTATCGTCTTGATATGGATACTGCTGATCTGACGATAGCATCCACTTTAAATCGTTTGTCATTTAAATTCCTTGCGTAAAAAAAGTCACGAAGTCGTGACTTAAAGGTTAAACAAATTGTAGCATATAAAGCTAGGCTGTCAAGCCCCTTGAATTGCTATGTAGCTAATATAGTAGCTTCCGCCAGGACCTGATTTTGGAACTGGACACATTACTGAAAAGCCATCGCTTGACATTGTTCCCGTCACTATAGAAGCAGTGGGAAGGTCTAGTCCTTTTGCAATATAAGCTTCTGCTGTTTTTGCAGACATTCTGCTAGTTATAATAATTGTCGGAGTTACAGAAAAATTACTTCCTTCTGGAAATTTAATTGTATTTATATTTGTTTGTCCAGCCGTTAGGCTGTATGCAGTTCCAGAAGCTCGTGCAATAATCTTAGACGGAATAATTGCAGCTGCTGCTGCACTATTGCCAACACCAGAACCAGTGATTGAGGTTGATCCAGTTCCAGATTGAAGGGCCTGTGCTTTTAAAATATTAAAAGAAGTTTCTAGTTCGCTGAGCTTGGCAGCGTCGATTGGTTCTCCGTCAACAAATGGCATTATAGTTTTTCTCCTAAATCGTGTGCTGAAACTTCCGTCTCAGATACTTCTATCACTTTAGACCTGTCTAAACCATATCTAGTAAAAGAATCTGGGTCCACAACATGCCTTAGTTTATTTTGTGACACTAGATATATTCTACCATCGGCTATATTCTTGATCAAGGTTCCGTCCCTAAACCCAAGCTTGCCAGCCAATTTAAATCCAGACAAGGCACTCTCGGTTGCATCTACCGTAGTAAATGACCAAGAGTCTGCTGCCCTGCTAGAAATCAATCTATATCTTTTACCATCTTTAATCCAATAGGTGTCTTTATCTGTCTTAACAGCAATACCTGAAGGGAAATTAGTTGGAGAGGTTATCGAGCTTTTCTGAATAGGCTTCCACCGCTTCAAACTTCGCATCTTTATTCGTTTCGTTTTTATTCAATTGCTCTAGTGCATTTGTATAATCTGCACGTAAAATAGCAATCTGGGTCTCATAGTTTGAGACTAGCTCACCCATTCTTTGTTGAAGTGCCATTATAACTAATTCGGCTTTATCTGCCATTTTTATTTCCTTCTATGCTATTACGTTTGGGGTCAAAGAATCTTTTTCTTCGACGAGTGCTACTCTTTTTGCTGTTGCAGCAGTAATTCTAGTATTAATATTTAAGACCTGTGAAGCATCTGGGTTAGCAGTTGCCTGAATTTCTAGTAAGTCAAGCTGTAGCCCATAAATTGCATAATCAACAGATTTAATGTGCTGATCTACTATTCCAAGTTTCTCTTCGTATGTTAGTTCAATTGTCATATTAACCTCCTTCCATTATTATATCATTTAGATTTAATTAGTCAATACTACCACTTATGGATTGGGCAGGAAGCCTTTAAAAGCTTTGTCTTCCCAGGCATAAAGCAGCCACACTGTTTACACTGTTTTGTCAAACCTATAAGTTCTGGGCAGGATTGGCAAATAGAATACCTTTTTTCGGCCTCTTCTGCAGGTGCCCATTCTGAATTTGGATTAACTAAATCCCAAGGTCTAGTCTCTCCGAGTTTTTCTTTATACTCTTTCCATTTAGACATTATTCATACACTCCTGGAACAATAAATTGACCATCTCGATATAACCAATTTAACCCTACTTTTTGTATATGCCTGTGTATAGACTCATCACCTTTAATTATTTGAGGATCTGAAAGCAATATTGAATACATTTTTTCATCTACGATAATTCTTTCTGCCCCATAAGAGCAATCAAATTTTACGCAAAATCTGTCTTCTACTGGAAGGGGAAGTTCACACTCTTCAAAATTTGTAGCAGATATTAGTTTTTCTGTAATTTCTTGATTAACTCCTATAATCTCTACAATCTCTTCTTCTATTACAAAAAGGATCATATTGGCAGATTCCCCAATAGCCAATTTATTTTTTTTGACTCCTAGGTTATTCCAATTTTCAAAATCTAAAATAATCATATAGCTATTATACCAATTATATTAATTTTTGTAAATACCCTATAATTTATTAAGAATACGCTGCACAGCATGTGGACCTAGACCCATCTGAGTTATTGTTAGCAGCACATTCTCCTTCATAATAACAAGTAGAATAATTATTACTATTTGAGTTATATGCATCATAATATTTACAGACGTATTTATATGAGATACATACTGGTGCTGGGTTTGTAGATTGGCAGGAAGGATATCCTGAAGTGCTACAAGATCTAGAAAAACCAGATCCTGAAGCAGAGTTATTATATGTATATGTAGAATATCCGCAATTTCCTACTCCTCCTCCAGGATAAGACTCAGTACAATACCAGGTAGTAGTTGGGCAAGCTGGGGGGTTTGAGGCTGAAGGATAGCTTCCAGTATTGTTAAAACTACAAACAGTTCTATAGCTTTCGCATACTACTGCAGACTCATCTGAGCTAGAAGTATATGTATCATCAGGAATTCCTGGCTGATAATAATTTGTTCTGCAATGGTATTGGTATGGTGCATCTACGTGACCACATCTTCCATTAGTAAGCACGTATGAGCCATATGTTGTGCTGCTAGAGCATCCAGAAGTATCATAGCTGCTTCCATCCCAAGATCCGCCTACATAAATTTTTCTTCTATAATATGTTGTAGTTACATTTCTATTAAATGTCCCAGAGCATTCATAAGTAGTGTTTTCATACCAATATTCGCATGGACCATATGTAATCCCACCTGTTCTGGTTCCATTGTTTGGTCCGCCCCAATCCGATTTAGTTCCACTTGGATCGCCAGACCTATATGCTTGAACATAATAATCTCTACTTGAGCCAGCACTTATAGCAGTATCTAAATAAGAAGTTCCTGTAATTAATGAAGTGTTTCTGTTTCCACCAAAATCGGCTAAAGAGTCGTATCCTGGTGCTCCTCCATACCATACGCCATAGTAAGCAGCTCCAGATACTGAGTTCCAAGTTACGTTGACTCCATCTGATCTATCATCTGTAGCATTAACTCCAGTAGGAGTTGAAAGCTTTGATAAAGATATTGGTGGAGTATAGGTAATTGTGCTTTCAGCATAAGTTCCTGTTGGAAATCCATTACTGTCTGGTGGACCGTTATAAACTCTTAACAGAATGGTTGCGCTAGCTCCAGAGTAGACATTAAAAAATGATCCACTGCTTGCTTGATTAGCAGAGGTTTGAGTTGATCCATATTTAGTATAACTTGCAACCCCAGTTTGAGTTACGCTACACGAAAATGATGCCTGGTTAGTTGATGACCAGTTAACTGTTACCGTAACTAATTGTGTAGATGATGTAGTTGGTGCAGATGCTGTAAGGCTTGTAATTGTAGGAATAGCTGCTTCTCCAGTAGCTGCCCAATAAATAGCTGGGGCGGCGTAGTGTGCTGTATAAGAGTTTTCTAGATAAAGCTCTGCAACTATATACTCTCCTGATTGTAAAGAGTTTCCTCCTCCAATATTGTTGTATATCGTTAAAACATTTGAAGCAATATCATAAATATAATTAGGATCGTATGATCCAGAAACATAATTATATCCAGTTTGAATATCAATTTCTTTTAGCAACGTACCGCCTGCAGATCTAGTAGTATTTTTCCACCATCTTAAAACTGGAGTCCCTCCTAGATAACCACCTGGACGAATCCACCATCCCCAGCGTACTTGAACATCTAATTCAATTACTCCTGTAGAGGAGACAGTTAGGGTGCCTCCTGATTCAGAAAGAAGCGCAGTACTTACTAGTGCTGGTTTTCTTTTAATAACTTTAATTGGTGGAGAATATGCATCTAATGAACCGTCTACGTTTGTAGCAAGTAGTTGATAAAATATATAATATCCTTCTGCAAGGTCCCTGGTTGCCTGAGTTGTTGTTGCAAAATCTATTGTGTCATTTCCACTTAAACTAAATCTTTCTACTTGGCCATCAATATTATCTGAACACAACATTCTTCTATTTGAAATTGTGATAGGAGTTACTCCATCAAATGATCCATCATTTCCCCATAGCTTTAAAAATGTTCCAGTGGTTCCTTGGTTTGTGCTAGAAAACAGCTGCGGGCTAGTTGCTACGGTTCCGTTGTATCCGCCAAGTCTTATATTAATTGGGTCTGACAATCTAACAGATGGGGCATTTCCTGGCCACATTTTTACCCAGCCGCTTATTGTTTTGCCAAAGACACCTGTTGCCGCTACCCAACCAGAGTTTACCTTAGCCCATACTTTTTTTGTAACTCTCCAGTCTGTTGAAGAACCAGTATTAGCAACTTTAGAAAAAATACCCATTTATTTTCCTAATACGTAATCATTATATCGCCGACATTACCTGTTGTAGATGATGGGTTACTTGTTGTACTTTTTATATAAATATTTCTAACGTATGCACCAGCTGATCCACCTGGATAAAATAGTGGTGCACCTCTTCTTAAACGCATTTTTGCATCTACTGTTATCCATGGAGCTGAATGGTCTTGTACTGAACCGCTTGATGAAGTATTAGGATTTCCTAAATACAATCCAGTTGTAAATGTTAATGATGACCTAGTTGTGTCGAACATTGCAGACTGAGTTCCACCTGCGAGAAGCTCTACATAGTTTTCTCCTTCAAGCCTTAAAACTCCAGATTGGCCGCTTAAAGTTTGTCCATTTATAGTTTCGCTTGTTCTTGCAATAATTTTTCCAGATTGAATTGTAATAGCAGTTTGTACTGTTGATGGAGTAGAACCAGATGACAATCCTCCAGCAGTTGAGTCTGTAGTGTCTGATAATCCAGAATCGCTAAAAGCCGTTAATGCGCTAGCTGTAATAGCATCATTAACTACAAATTTTGAACCACCTATGCTTCCGCCAGTAATAGATGGTGAAGATAAAGATACTGCAGAAAATACTGTTCCATTAAAGAATGCATCTCCGCCAGACGTTAATCTAAAATTCTTTGCAGATATTCCTCCGCCAGTTAAATTAATTGCTGTTCCAGTAGTAGAGAAATCAGACCCATCATTAGTTCCAGAATGATTTTGGCTCTTGATGGTGCCTGTGGTAATCTTACCGCCATCAATAGTTGTTACGTTACTCATATCTGTCTTGGCAAGTCCTGCGACATCGCTGGCAGAAGCATAGCCAGTAATAACGGCTGACTTCATTACAACCGTTCCGTCTGCTCTTACATAAAAATTAGCATTAGTATCTCTTGCTCCGCCAGACCAAAAGACTATATCTGTTGCAGAGTTTGTATTTGGCGTAGCAATTCCAGCAGTATATGATGTGCTTGAAAGTCTAATCTGAGCATTAGATGAATCTAAAGTAACTGTTCCGCTATTTGATGTTTTTGATATTGCGCTTGATGCAACATTCCATCCGCCTATATTTGCACTTGCTGTTGTAAAAAGACCAGTAGATCCATCAATAGTTGTTATGCCATTTGTGGTTGATGAATTAAATGTTAGTCCTAAATTGTTTAATATGTAGCCTGCTCCGATTAAAGCGCCTTGAGGTGTTAGGGCTCCAGAGTATAATGATCCTCCAGAAGCTATAGAAACATTTCCACTAAATGTACCCTGCCTTGCTGTAATATTTCCATCTACTGCAAATGTGGTACCGTTCCATTCTAGGTAGTTGCTTGTGCTTCCACCTACTTTAAGCCTTGCACTATTAGATGCGTTTAAATACCAATAGTTACTGTTATCAAAATATAGACCTTTGTTTCCAGTGTTTGAGTTAATTATATTTATTTGACCATACATTGATGAATGGAATTGACATTGATAGTATAGAATGTCTGGTGCATTTTGTGGAACCTGAAATGTTATTGTTCCAACGTCTCTTGTCCCAGATACTAAAGTAACTCCCGTAGAAAACACGTTGTTAGCAACATAACCATTTCCAGAAGTTTGAATGTAAAAAGGGTGTCCCGTGGCATTAACGTTAAATGTATAAGTTGCCCCACGAGATAAAGTTAGTGTAGCTGATTGCGTTCCATTTACTGAATATGAGCCAGCACCGTTGTTAATTACAGTAAATTGTGTAGTTGTTATTGGTGCGCCAATTCCAACACCAAACTGGAACGGTCCTCCTGTAATATAATTAGTAACTGCTGGAGTTCCAGTAACCAAAACATCTGGTCCAGCAACATACGATGTAGACGTATTATTGTACTCATCATAAGTAGCAACTGCAATCTTATAGGTTGCGCCAATTGCTAGTCCGCCTAGTCTATATGTAGTACCTGATCCTGGAGAGTCTACATAAGAAAATGTTGTATTATTGTCATTGCTAAATCTAATTCTATATCCACGTATACCGCCGCCTGTTACTGCTGGCCAAGATATATCTGCATATGCATTAAATCCTAAATACCCACTGGTGTCTATTCCGCTAGCGACGGATACTGATGCAACGTCTGCTGGTCCAATATTGTCTGCGATAACAGGGCTTGTTGGCTCTACCTGTACAGCAGAACCGTATGCGGCAAAAGATCCTAGGTTATCGGAGAATCTTGCACGGACCCACCTTTTATTTGTATTTGGAACAATTACTACTGCTGGATTTGTTGATCCAGAAAAAACTTTTGTAAACCCAGTTGTTGGAGAAGTTGTGGCAGATGACTCAATCTCTTCTATCTCTATCTTGTCAAAGGTTGCGTCTGTCGGAGTTGTATAGGATACGCTGTATCCATTACTTATTGCAGTTGCTATAATAGTTGCTGCTGGAAGATTGTTTACGTATGCAGATGCTCCAAACGTAGTTGCCGTTCCTTCATTTCCATATATGTTTACAGCAGAAACTGATCCAGTAAATGAAGTTTGTAAAACACCAAAAGCTGCTCTATTCTGAGACAAGCTTAGGGTAAATGATTGTGCTGATGATCCTGGAACTGGTGCAACGTCAAATACTTTTGATACGCCACCTCCAGTTATTGTTACTTTATAATAACTTAAAAATTCTTCTGCTGGATTATGAGTATAAACAACTTTAAAATTAGTTCCAACCCAAGAGCCAGATACTGCGGTTGGCGCTGAGCTTGGAATAAGCTTTGGAGTTTCAAATTGTGCTGCGCTAAAAAAAGACTCTGATCCATCTGCTGCAACTACAGTTAGCTTAACGCTGTGTGCACGAGGAGGAACTGCTACACGAAGAGTTCCAGCTGATTTTAAAGACCCAACAACTCTATACGGAGAACCAATAACTGTTTCGTCTTTTACATAAACATTTATCCTATCAAACGCTTTTGTATAAGCGTTGCCGTTAGCGTCTTGTCCATTCCACGTAATATTTAATATTCCATTAAAATAGGTAAGGTCCGTATTTAAAAATTTAGGCGCTACCAGAGTAGGTATTTTTGCTGTGGTAAAGCTATACTTTGGAGAAAAATCGCTGGTAGTTCCATCAGCATAAACCCATTGAAAAGTAATAAAATGCGGGGTATCAATTTTTAAATTTGTTGCCTTAAAATTAAAATAATCTTTATTGGAATCTGGCTGTTGAACAACTTGAATGTCTGCTGGATTATTTGCTCCTGTAGATTTAACTATATCTGACATTAGAAGCCCAACTGCATCTTATATTCTATATCGACCTGTCTACCAGAAGTTTTATAAATAATATCTACTCCAGATAAAACTGATCTACTTATTAATCCGTATGAAGGGTCAAAGGTATCCTCGTCATTTATTCTAAGCCCATCAAAGTATAAGGTAGTAGTTCCGCCTGAATTAGCAGTTATCTCTATTCCTAATTTTGTTAGGTTTGAAAAATCTGGTGGAGTTACTGAAGTATTTGAAAACAAAGACTCCAGTGATATAGACTGAATTTTATCTGGTGTAGATCCTGTAGCTTCTGGCGTAAAATCTACATAACAATATTGTGTTGCTGAACTATAAAACTTTACTCTAATTTTAGATACATTATTGTCTTCTTTTTTATATGCTAAAGATAAGCTATCCTTTATGCTATATCCAGATAGATCAAAGTTGTCTAGGGCGACGGTGTACTCTTTTGATGTTGAAGCTGGTGATTGAAAGAAAACCATGTTCTCGCCAATTTTTGAAGTAAACGTATCTGAGTTTACTCTAAGGCCAGGATTATATCCATTTGCATCTTCCCATAAAATATTATTTTCAAAAGACGTTATAAATTTGCTATCGTATTTAACCTGAGAAGCTCTTCCTGAAGGATATAGTCCCACTTCTGATATTACCCCAGCCACGTCTTGAGGAATAGTTCCTTGGAAAATAGCGATGTATGAAAACACTGGGTCTCCGTCAACATCTGTTCCAGTCTGAGAAATGTCTATGCTACCTAAAGTTATTGGCACCCTATAAAACTCAAATGCTAACTTAGTATCGTTACCTTTTGAGTTAGGCGCAGTGTTTCCAATTCCCAAAGCCAATTCTTTGCTTGTAAAGTCAGCGTTACCAGCCAAATATGAAACTAAGAATCTTTTACCAAATTTTGTTATCATGATAAAGTTATCCTCGCATTCATTCCCTTTAGATTAACTCCGCTTGAATTTTTAATTTTTACTACGACAGTTGCAGTTGGTACACCTGATGCGCTATACACAACTTGATTAGAGACAATAGATATGTCTGAAAGTTGTGGCACACGCTTAGTTTTTGCAGTTGTGCTATCGTCATCATCGCCTTTATTAGAATCATTATCTTTTACTGTAAACTCAACAAGGTCGTCTATTTCTACTTCTTCGTCTTCTAAATATAGCGGAGAAAGATATAAGGCCGTTAAAGAGTTGCCAGCAAGCTCACGACCTATCGATGGGTCTAGGTCAGATGCCTCTTTTGAAGTGGAATAGTATCCAATTCTTCCGCCAGAGGTAAGTCCAGTTTTAGATACTCTAGGTTTTTTAGGTGTGGTTGCCATTTTTTTATTATACCATTTAGTTAACTATAAATAGATCTAGCTGAAATGGTAGTAGATAACCCCCCATCAAACGAGTTGTCAACATTTGTAATAACGAATTTTTGAGTTCCATCTAGGTTGTTCTTTGGATAATTAATTGTTATTACGTCTCCAGGCTCTAGTGCTGGATTTCCAAATACCTCCATTGAGATAGCCAGCTGTTGTTTAGACCATTGATTTTTTATCCATGTAAATAATGATTTTGCATCCCCCTCATTTTGAATCCATGTGGACTCAAATGAGGCTGGTTCAAGATTTGTAAATTCATTTGTTGTGGACTCTGTATATTCGTGTTGTCCAGTTATGCTTACAAAATCTCCTATTACGTAGAAGCTGTGTGCGCCAGATTGTAATGGAATAAATGTACCAGCATTGTTAAGCACAAATATTTCTGCTCCATGGTTTGTTAATCTAGACCCCAACACCTCTGCAAACTTATTAACTCCTACGGTTGCATACTTAGGTATACCTGCAGTCTGTGCATAGTTAACCTTAACACGCCTTAGCTCTCTTGCCACTGTACCAAATTCTTCTATGTATGCATTCTTTACAGCTGGGGTACCAGAGCTATTAATTAATTTTTCTCCATATGCAAAATTTAAAGTTTTTGATCCATAGTGACCAGTATAAATATCTGATATTAAAAATTCATTATATTGAGACTCTTCTAGCGGAATAGCATATACATAGTCAAAGCTTATTTTAGACAATGAACAAAATAAGGAAACGTTAGATGTAACAGGAATAGCCTTTTCAATTGGACCATCTTTTACATTAGTTGAGTATTGATCAACAGCGGATATTTTAAATCCGTTAATATATACGTCTATGATGGTTTGAGTAGTAGATCTCTTAACCTTTATGTCAAGCTTGTATGACGACGACTGAATAACACCGCCGTATAGCTTTCCAGCCTTTCCTTCTTGGCTATCTGGTAACTTTTTTCTATCTCCGTTTAAACATTTAAAAATCTTAACTGCTTGATCTTTTGTGTCTCCAAAAGACGAGTCGGTTTTAATCTCTATAAAGTATCCAGTCTTTCCCTGATTGCTTGTAAAAAATCCAAACCCTCCCGCAGAAACAGGATTTTTTGTAACACTGTCAAAAAAGAATCCGCCTCCAAAAGAGTAGTGAGAGTAAGAGTTTGGTATTGGCGTATTTTTTTCAATTAACGATATAGAGCCCTTGTCTTTATCGGGATTACTGATTGATAGTAGAGACCTAGAAACTGTTCTAATTCCTGCGGTAGCAAACGAGCTTCCTGTTGGAACTGAGGTTCCAGAATTTCCTAGATCTGGAGAATTAGTCGGATTAGAGCCATCTGATACAGACGCCACATTTGCTGCCTTTGGCATTGTAAATGGAAAATACTTATACTCTCCATAAGTTCCAGCGCCGTTTGCAAGCGTGTGGGCTCTTATTCTTAAAGAATAAGTTTTTCCTGGAGTCAGCCCGCTAATTGTTCCTAAATTAATATTGTCTGTAAAGGGAAACAGGGTATAAGATGCGCTTGAAGCTTGAATATATTGTGGTAATGATAGCAGGGTTGTCATGTCTGCAATTGCTCCAGTGTAAGATCCTGGATTTGCATCTGGTGGCAACACCAGCCAAACAGCTTCTGTTTCAGATGATGTTGTAACTGTCATCCACGGAATTTGTAAACTTGCTGGATTAACTGCTGTTGGAGAAGTATATCCTCCATCCCATTCATACCATAATGGCAACTGTGGACTCATGGTTTCCAGACCACCTTCCATTCATTCCAAGAATTAACTATGCTGTCTGCTGCCGCATAATGGCTAACAACATTTGTTCCAAATGCGCCTCGTTGTTTAATTTTATATTTGCCGCTTGGCTTAAAGTTTTCTGAACCAGATACTGCAAGTCCACGGTACTTAAGCTCATCTCCCTGCGCCTTAATATCAATGTACTGCCAGGTATTAGTTGAGTCTAAATACTGGAACTGAATTGCTTCGTACTCTATAATTTCAGCATCTACAACTAAATATCCACTATATGAATACAATGTAGTTCCTAGCTCTTCTACGTTTAAAACTGATGGGCTCATAAATATATATGATCCCGCCCCAGAAGATGCTGGAAGATCTCTGTCTAAAGCAAACGCTCCAAGGAAGTATGGGTCTGATCTCCATAAATCTCCTGAGCTTTGGTCATAACTAGATGTTGAAACGCTATTCCAAAATACTTTAACTTGGTTTGCCGATGCAAGTTCTTCTTTAGATAGGGATATCACGTTAGATAAATTTGATCCAGATGTCTCGCTTCTAAAATCCCAATCAGATGTTGATGACGCATCAAATAGGTATTCTCTGGTGTAGAAATTTAAAATGTTATTATACGAAAATACTGCTGTCATTTGAGAGTCTCTGCATATTTCTTGAAGAGCTTCCCACACTGTTTTATTATTTTCTGTCCACCAATATTGTGGAGAAAATATAGACTGATCTGGCACCGATGACGATTTGCTATAAATTCTATAATTGGTAAATCCTACACCATCTAGAAGCCTTCTAATAATTGCTGTTGCAGAATATCCTTCGCACAATATGCCTGGGCTAAAAATTTCTTGTAGCACCTTGGCTCCGTCAAGTGCAACTAACGATACTTCTCCATACTCAGATATTGACCATGTGTCTAAAAAGAAAGTGCCTTGTTCTATTAAATCGTATGCACCTTTAGAATCAGATTTTGCTCCGCCAGAGTTGTAAAGTTTAATATATGGATTAACCTGTGCTTTCTTATACAGGTAAACTTTGCTTGAATTAAATGATTGAGTTTTATCAAATGAGGTTACGGTTCTATCTGACTCATATGACACTAACGACATAGATAGGGAGTTTGCAGAAATTCTTCCTACTGGCAATAGGTCTTCTGTGCTCGTAGAAGATTCTTTTGCAATTGAAAAGCTAACTACCCTATCTGATATATCTATGTACCATCTTGGTGAAAGCTCAATTAGACCAGTATATTTTCCAGAAACTCCAGACGTTGTAATTTTTGTGCTAGTTAAGCTAACTGGAGAAGCAACTGTAGATGGTTGAGTAGTTGACCATGAGGTTCCATTATAATAAATTGTTACTGTTCCAGCATTATAGTTTTTGCTACCGCCTGTTGCAAATGGGACAATATCCGAACTTGTTCCAGTAGCAAGCTGGGACCCATTTCCAAATATAGTCCATGTTGCAGGAGTTGAGTGAGATAGCTCAAATCTAGCAACTATCTTATTTGTTAAAATAGTTTTTGGATAAGTAATTGTAACATCTAGCCCTAAGCCAATTCCAGATACATAATATTTGTAATAGGTATCCGCTCCTGGATAATATAATCTAAAGTCTTTTGAGTAGTCTGTTGTCTTGGGGTCTCTATATGAACCAGTAGAAATATCTCCAGATATAGCATACTTGATTCCAGCGCCAAATGGCCTAAATGGTTTTACTATTGAGTCTATAGGAAATAGTTTTTTAAAAGGTGTGTATGAATTTCCAGAGGAGTCTGTCTTGGTAATATCCGCCCCAGTTACCACCACATTATCTACCAATGAATTCATATTATACTCAATAGTACAGTACTGGTCAAAGGTTGCGGATACAGATTGTTCTAGGGCATTTTTAGCTGTAGAGGTTAAAGGAATCATTAGACCTCATCCAGTGATAGGGACACGTTCCAATGTGGCTGTAAGCCTCTTTTAACAACCGTAAAATTACATGATGAGATGACCACAGTATAGGCCTCAAAACCCGCTGTAGACTGATCTAGGCCTGTTTTAGCCAGGTTTACCCTTATGTTAAAGCTCTGCTTACCTTCGTCCCCATAATAGAAGGCTCGAAGGTCTTCTGCGCCCCATCCTCCATCTACAGTAAGGGTTCTATAAGATGGAAGCATATCCCAGGAAAGCTCAAACTTTCTTTTATCTGCAATATGATTTTTCCTTAGCGTTCCGTTAGATGTTCTAACGACCTTCTCAATTCTTTCTGTGGATAACTCCAAAGCCTGTCTGTTATGCTCAGTTACTTTATTCCAAATTTTAGTAGTTCCAACAGGGGTCGCTAATAGGTCTTTTGCCTCAATTAATAGAATTGATCCTCTAGGTAAAAACATAGACATTATTAAACACCACCTCCAAAGGTTCTAACTCTTCCTTCTTTAGCTCCAATTAAAGCCAACTCAGACTTAAACGCTTTAAGTATATCATTTGTAGTTACATTTGTCCCGTTTAAATCAATATCAATATTATAAACATTATTGTTGTATGAACTATTTACTGAACCATTAGGAACGGAGCTTATAACACCAGCACCCATATCATATTTAGGTCCAATTAAATTATTAGGAATTATCTGCCCTCCAGATGAAGGGACAAATAGTTCTGGACCACGCTCTCCAACCAAATAAGGTTGTGAGCCCATCATTCCAGTAACTCCAGTTACAGCACGTCTTATATATCCGCCCATTGCTTTTCTTACTGCACGTCCTGCTCCAAATGTAGCGTCGTATCCATTTTTAACAACATACTCAACACCGTTTGGATCTTTAAATGTATCTCCAGCCCGCAACTTCTTTGCGAAAACTATAGACTTTCTGGCTGCTTCAGTTAAATAATTATCGTCACCATATGGATTTTTATATTGAGCAGACTGTGTACCAGCATTTTGTGCAATTACTTTTTTCATTTCTGTATCATCTTTAAATGTAACAGTAGAAGCTTTTGTGCCACCCAAAATTTCATAAATCTTACTTAGTGGAACTCCACCAGTTATGTCTTTGCCAAGTTTATCAAAATTTGCTTTAGACTGATCTGCAACTTGTGTAGTTAGCTGCCCTAATGCCTTATCGGCCATTCCTGGATAGCTGCGTCCAAGACCTGGTATTTCTATATTTTTGTATGCCTTATTTGTATTTTTATTTACAAAATCAGGAAAAGCTTCTTGAACAGCATCACTTGACTTCTCTAATTCATCAAGGAATTTATAAAAACGACCTTGTATTAAATCTAATTCTGTTTGTCTCTTTGTTGGATCTTTAATATTTAAAGCTGTTCCTCTATCAGCTGCTATTTTTAATATAGTTGCCATATTTTTGTTTATTGCAGCCTGATTGTCAGATAAGGTTTGATTATTATTTCCAGCTGTTGTTGCCTTATCCTGTTGATTTTCTCTCTTAGATGCATCAGCATCTAGCTTAGCCTGCTGCTTTGCCTCTTCCTTAGCAGATATAGTATCTATATTATTTTCAGCTTTTTTAAGAGATGCCTCTTTTTGAATTTGTTGAATTCTAATTTGTGCAGCTGCGGCGGCGTCTTTATCTCCACGAGCAATTGCTGATTGTAATTCTAACTTAGCTTGCTGTAATTCTAATTCAGCATTTTCAGAGTCAAACGTTTCTCTAAGGGCTTTCTTTTTAGCATCTGCACGTTCTCTAATTGCTTTTATTTCAGCTTGTATTCCCTTAATTGCCGCTTTACTTAAAAGACCACTACCTTTATCAGCATTTTTTATAAGAGTATTATTGTTCTTAATTGCTGTTCCAAGCTTATTTGCAGCAGTAACTGCTTCATCTAATATGGTTCCAGTAACCTCTCCGCTTGCAATTTGAGATTGAGCCATATTTTGTGCAGATATATATGCATCAAGGGCTAAGGCCTGTTCAGAGTTTATTTTTGTTAGATCAACATATACTCCAGAAAGCTGTATTCTCCACTTTGCAATCATTCCGCCAATTGTATCAGTTGATTTTAAGATAGCTGCAAATTGTGGTCTTTGTTCTTTAAGTACTTCTAATGCTTCTACTCCAATTTGCTTATCTTTTAATTTTGATGCTGCAAGTCTTTCCATCTGAATAGACATTGCTTCTGCTTGAGTAATTGTTTCATCGCTAGCATTTTTAGTTCCAACAAGGGACTGAACCGCAGCTTCTACAGTTGATATTACTGTATCTAAGTTAGATGCAAAGGCTTCTGGAGCAATGCTTCCAACCTTATCTATATTCTTTACAAAATTTTCTACAACATAATTTGCGGCTGACCCTTGATCAACTACTGCTGTAAATGATTTAGATGTTATGGCAGCTACGCCCATTCCAGCCTTATTAGATGCTTCTACAAGGGCATATATTAAATTAGTTGCTTCTTGTACACTCTTCCCACTTGCAACCATTTGTGCCTTTAGGTTAGCAGCAAGATCATTTACGCCAGATGAATCAATGCTATTGAATGTAGATAGAAGCTCTGGCATAGTTTCCTTTGCCTGCTTCTTTAAATCTTTAAGCTCTTTTATTGTTAAAGTTAGACCAGTTACTCCAGATGCGGTATACGATTCAAACGCTGCTCTGGCAGAATCTCTTTGAAGTTTTTGTTCAGCCCTAAGATCCTTCATTCTATCAGTTAGGCTCTTATACTTAATTCCAGCTTCTTGTGCACCCTTTTCGGTAATGCCAAACATGTTTGTCTGTTCACGTTTTGTTTCAGCAATTTCTTTTCTCCAGTCAAAGAATTTCTTGACTATGAAACCAAGTACTGTAAGGATAGCTCCTGGAATAGACCATGATTTCAAGAACATTCCAATATTTTTTACAACGCCCAATACTCCGCCTGCAGATTTTACAAGAACTCCCATTTTTGAAATTATCTGAACTACAGACTTAATCATTTGAGGAAGGAATCCTCCAGCAATAGAGCCTATCAGAGAACCAGTTTGTCCGCCAATTGCGCCTCCTACAGCACCGCCACCAATTGATCCAGCTAAACCACCCATCATTCCAGTACCCATCATTCTTCTTGGAGCTGGGCCTGGCATCAACTCTCCGCCTTGATAATTTAATGGGGATGAGGCTTGACCTGGCCAGAATCCTTGCATTCTTAAGGCAGTGATTGGTCCGCCGCCACGGTTGTATCCTGGAACCATTCCACCAGCATTCATTCCAATTATTCCACCAGCGTTTCTTCTTGGTAGGCTGGCTAGTGGTCCAGATGCCGCTCTTCCTCTTGGAAGAAGCATTGGTAAATTCTTAGCTGCACCAGCAAGCACTGTTCTTATTCTTGGGAACATTCCCTGCACTTTACTAGAAACTTGTGGCATTTTTCTTTTAGCAACTATTGATGCTAATAATGTGCTTGCACGATTTGTTCTTTCTGGAAAAAATCTATCGCTAGTGCCTCTTCTTGGATTATAAACTCTAGCCTCTCCAGGTTTTCTTAATGAATTTATTCCAGCAATAGCGTCTGGATTTCCAGACTTAAGAACTGCGTCTGCAATTTCATCACCAATTATAGATGCTCGTGCTTGACCTCTAGACTCATTAGCAGCATCTGCTAAAAATCTAGCTCCACTGGCTTTTTCTAAACGTAATCTATCTACTATCTGCTTATCTATTGATTTTGCAAACGCCGCTCTTTCATTTTCTGGGATACCTAAATCCATCATCATCGCTTCATATGCAGTCATTGGATCATGCTTTACGATACCCTTTGCAAACTTTGGATCAGCTACTGGCTTTCCCTCTAAATACATTATTGCTTTTTGAATATCTAAGTTTCCGCTATTAGTTCCCTGATTAAAGAATTTATGGTATCCCGCAAAAAATGAGCTTGATATCTTTGTTCTTGGATCATTTACTTGTGCTGGGCTAAGTCCGAAGGTACTCATTATTCTTTCTTTTTCAGGACCTGACATATTTGAAGAATATATTGCATCTGTTAGATGAGCTAGCTCTCTTCCAGAATATCTAGCCCTAATTTCTGATGAAGACCCAGCGTTATACATTGGGCCAGAAGATCCTTGACCGTTAATTGCTTGCAATAGTGGAAGATTTTGTCTTGTTGATTCTGCATTTACAACGAATTCTCCTGGGGTAAGCATTGCTGGCACAACATCAGCATTTACGTTTGGACCAGGAACAATGTTTCCATCGTTCATTGTATATACATATCCTCCCATATTCATCTTGCGTGGGATTGTTGTTTCAATATTGTATCCAGCACCAGATGTTCTTACGCCAAGAACTCCTGCTATTCTATTTATAAAATCTCTTGTCTTGCCCTTTTTAAATAATTCTCTCATATTAGATTTGCCTTGAGCATCTACTACTGGCTGATTGAGAGTAGGAACCATTGTAGGATTAATAGTTCTTCCCATAGATGCTGCTTGGGCTTGCATAGAAGAAGCAATCATTCTTTCTGTTTCTAAGTTAAGAGCAATAATCTTTGCTTTTGCAGCTTCCACAGTTAACTTTCCTGCACGAAGTTCTGCAACAATTAAGGCTGATTGTCGAGCAGCCCCGTCTGTAATCTTTGAAACAACTGGAAGAATATCGTCAAACTGATTCATAAACTCTTTATTAACTGTACCTGTTGCAACTATAGTTTTCTTTAATTGATCTATTTCAGCCTTTGACTGCATACCAAGAGTAGCCGTCATTGCATGCCATCTAGCAGCTTCTCCTGCAACCACTCCAGTTGAAACTCCCTTTACTGTAGTTAGACCAGGAACATTAGGAAGCGGATCGTTCATATAAATTTGTGGGCTTTGGCCAATTCTTTGATTTACTGGGCCAGATCCTGGAATCATGCCAAACATTGTTTGTTGTAATTTTTGCTCTTCTGTCATTCCAGATCTTGCAACCATATGAGTACTTGCTCTAGATCCGTATGCTCCAACTAGTGGATGATTAGGGTTTACAACTCTTCCGCCTGCTCCCATAATTAAATTTCCGCCCATTGTTGAAACTGCTGGGCTTACACCAATAGCACCTGACTTAGCCTTTGATTCAAGAACCGCAAACTCATCAATTAAGTTTCTTAGAGCTTGTTGTAATACTGCCGCTGCTTTAGCGTCGCTATAAAATGTTTGCTCTACTAACTTTCCAGCTTTTTCTGCTGCTAGCATTTCTGGTGTTAAATATTTCCATCCTTCTCCGCCTTTAAAGAATGCTTTCATGTGGAATACGCCCTTGGCTATATATCCAAAGAAGTTAGCAAGTACACCAGTAATCATAATAAGAGGGCCAGCAATAGCAGTTATTCCGCCCAATAAAGCCAGGACTTGTTTAACTGGTCCAGGAAGATTGGTAGCAAATTGTACTACCTTATCTACCATCTGTAGAAGTACTGTATTAATTGTTAAAAATTGTTCTCCTACTTCAGCAAGAGAAGCTTTCAAACTTTCCAAAGCTCTTCGGTATTTACCTGAAGCAGACTCTGTTACTGCAGTTAATTCTCGATTAGCTACTGCTGCCAATTCATCTGAAGATGCTTTCATCAAATCTAGTACTTGTAGCGTTTGGCTTCCTTGTCGGCCTAAATTTTCAAATAGAGCATTTAGTCTTGAGAACTGAAACTTACCAAATAGCTGCTCGATTGCTTGTTGCTTTTGAAGAGGATCTAAACTATCTAAAGCTCCTTGTAATGCCATCAATGTACCAGTTAAATTACCAGCATTATTATTTACAATACCTAGTAGGTCAATTCCTAAAGTTTTAAACTTTCCTACTGCAACATCTGTTGGGTTAATTAAAGACGCTAGTGCAGACTTTAGAGCGTTTGCTCCTTCAGAAGCATTAATTCCGCCTTCTCGCATAGCTGTCATATATAGAGCTAAGTCTTGTACGCTTCCGCCTAATCCCTTAACAACTGGACCAGCTTTAGGAATTGCTTCTACTAAATCGTTAAGAGTTGTTGATGTTTGGTTTTCAACTGCGTTAAGGAAGTTAATTGATTGTGCCAATTCATCCGTATTAGACTTAAATGCAGATTGAATTGCAAGTGTAGCCTTCATGGCTTCTTGTCTATCTACTTCACCAAGTACTGCTAGTCTGGTTGTTTCTTGAATTGATCCTAAAAGCTCATCTCCTGTTTTACCAGTTGCAGCAATATCAGCTGCCAAGCCAATTGTTTCTTTAAAGCTAACACCCATTGCAGCAGAAATTTCTCTTGCTGTTTGAGTTACTTCTTTTCTTACTCTACCTAATTCTTCGGCAGATGTTCCAGCAACGTCTCCGTAAACCTTTGTCAAACGTACTAACTCTTGATCTGCTTCTCTAAATGCTTTAGATGCGGCTGCACCAAAGGCTGCCAGTGGTACTGTCAAACCTACCGTTAACTGACGACCAGCCCACTGGGTATTTTTACCCCAGTTAATAAGTTGTCCAGCACCATCTTGAATGACCTTATTCATAATCTGCAATTCTTGTCTTGCAATTGCAGTCTTGTTCTTTATTTCATTAAGACCTCTTGGAACATGCACATTGAACTGCATGAGTCCTTGTGTGTTTCTGCCTAGTGGTTGAAGGACAGCATTTTGTAATGCCACCTGTTGTTTTGCAAGGTCTCGTATGACTCCGCCAGATGTTCTAGCGTGTTCTCTAAAGGTATTAAAGTATTGACCTAGTTTTAGTTTTCCACCATCTAGGTTTTTTCCAAATTTTTCTACATCTGACTGTAGGCTTACGAAGTGTGTTGAAAATTGTCCAGTACTTCTTAGTGTGTCCGAAAAAGACCTGTTCATTACGGCAATTTGATTTGCCAACATCTTGTTAGAGTTAGCTAATTGCTCTTGTAATCTTGACAGGCTTGCTGTAACCTTATGCACATCGGCAATAAGGGCTGAGAAGTCGGCATTAGCGACTATGCGTGTACTGATTGTTTCGTCAGCCATTTATCTCAAATTACTCCTTAGAGTACCCTAGTCCTTCTCCAATTCCAAATCCAGCCGAAGCTGCGAATCTTCCTTGTAGTGACACTACATCGTTGCTAGTAGCATTTATTCCTGCTGCTCTCAACTGTACGTCTTCAAAACTAGAAGCCTCCTTTTTATTTTCTTCGTATTCACCGATATCTACTCCCTTTAAAGATGCTTGGAACTTTCTTGCGTCATGTTCCTTTTTCTTCAAAGCCTGGAAAGTATTTATAAGTTCTGGCATTGATAAATTTTCTTCAAGTTCATCGTAATTTTTCCAATGTCCTAAAAGAAAAAGTTCTCCTTCTAAAGCGGCTAAATCTAGTTCTGACCAGCCAGAACCGCTGCCGCTAGTAGGTTTGGGTCGTCAAGTTTAATTCCTCCGCAAACTTCAAGAATGCGATTCATTGTTGGAACATCTAGAGCGTCTTCAAAGGCATCTCTATCCGCTACCAATTCTGGTAGTTGCTTTTCTAGTGCAATTGCACAAGCGTCAATAAGGATAGTAAGTGTCTCATCTTCATTCTGTGATGCACCTGTTTTTTGGATTGCTGTCATGAACTTACGAAGTTCTTTAATAGATAGCGGTTTGAGCTTTGCTGTTTGCCCATTTTGTAGCTGTATTTCTTCTACGTCATATACTGTTGTTGCCAATTTAATCCTCCTAGGATCTAGTCATAATCATTATACTAAATAGAATCTCCTAATACAAGCAGAAAGCCCCCAATTTCTTGGGGGCCTCCATAATTAATTACTTAATTATACTGCCAATACACGGTCAATAATCTTACCGTACTCTTGTCCTTCGTAGCCGCTCATAGCGGTTGGAAGAAGACGGAATGTTACTGGGAATGTAGTTGGGGCTGATCTTGCCAATGTGAAAGCTGATTGCTGTACTGACAAAACACGACGTGCATAGTATACACGCTCTGTGTTAGATCCTGATGTAGTTGGAGCTTGTCCAACTGCAATTAGTTGACGCTCTGTTGGAGCGATACCAAGAGCACCAGCAGCCAAACCAAGAGTATTTCTCTCGTTGGTTGTTCCTGGTGTACCTGTTTTAATAATTGTGTTATTTTGTGAAATTGATGTGTTGTTAGTTGGATCGTCTGGCTGACCGAAAATAACTAGAACGTTTTCTAGTGTACCTTCTGACATTTCAGTTGCGATCATAACCTCCATCGCTGACTTGAACAGCTTAGCTGTATCAAGCAACTGGTCAACAGTTACTGAATCGAATGTTGGATTGTATGTAATCTGCAAACCGTTGTTTGTAAAACCTACGTTTCTGTAATAGAAAGTACCAGTATCCTTTGCGTTAAGAGTATCTGTGTAAGATACGCCTGTTGCAAATGCTGATGCGTTGGTTGTACCTGGTTCTGAGTTTTCGTATGTAGCGTATCCTGATGTTGTTGAATCAATGTTTGAAATAAACAACGGAGATGCACCTACGAGAATGTTTTTAGCATTACCTGCGTTTTGTGCCATATTGTGTTTCCACCTCCTGGAATTCTTAAAATATTAAGTTGTTAAATTTTAAATCTTAAAATCTTGGCTGGCTAGGCCTTTCCTCTTGGTATAAGTTTATTGTATTTCGGGTAAAAAGGCAAACCCTAGAGGAACCTGCCCTGGCCATTTGTTATTCTAGAATATTTTATCTCTAATATGACCTCTGCCGAGAAAAAGCCTTGAAGCTCTTCTGAGGGGGCTGTTGGGGATATATCAGCCACCCATACGCTATGGAATTTAAATTTATCCGACAGATCGTTCCATTTATTAATATCTCTTGCCGACTCGTCCATCCTTCTAAACTCGTCAGTCATATAGTTTCTAATTTCATTAATCTCTGATATATCGGTTGAGTAAAGGGTAAACAATATTTGCTCACAACAGATAAGCCAGTTATCCTCATAGGACATGCCAATCTTGTCATAAACAATATGCTTTTTCCCGCTCAAGAATTGATTCATTTCGGCTGACTGCTGGACTGGAATGATAGGGACAATATTCTCATTTAGATTATCGCTCCAGTAATCGTTTTCATCAAATATGTTTCTAGTATATAGTTGCTTCCAAAGGTACTTTCTGAGCTCCAGCATTGCATCTAATTTATAGTTTGCTGTCATAGTGCACCTCCAAATGCCAGTGATAATTCTGAATCCGCCTGCGACCTAATAGTATTAGCAGTAAAGCTATATTGAACTTTCTTTATATTTGAAGGAACACTTAGTGCCTTAGTCATACTCGAATTAAATAGTCTCTGAAAACCAGATTTTCTAATTGAAGAGTTGACTAGTTGACCACTAAAGAATCTAGAGTGAGCTAGATTAAATTGATTTGTTGCGGCTGATCCTCCAGGACGTCTTACTGTAACTGAAGCTCCTTTTGGCATAAAGACGGTCTCTCCATTATATTCAAACACTAGTCTTTCTGCATTCTTTGGTCTTATGGTTAGAGGAAGTCCTTTTTCCATTACCTCTGCCTTATTTATAAACATGTGTCTGCGTCGGCTTGTTTCAGATGGAACTAAAGATCTAGATGGCTTAAATTCATAATTTACTCTAAAAGATAATCCGTTTTCAGATATCTTATTTAGCTTAAACAACCTTGAAGACTTGTTTCCAGCCTTATTCCATTCATACACATGATGCAGTGATTTAGGTCTTGTTCTAGCAAGGGCATCTATATACTCACCAAAATCTTTATCTATCTGTTCAAATATAACCGTAGTAAATGCATGCTTAAATTGTTTATTGGTAGTAAGTTTTGATATGACAGAAGCGCTGTAATATACATATGCCGATACTTGTGCCACTGTACTATCCTTTAATACCCCTTTACGGTTTTCATACATAAGTCTCTCAAGACCGCTAGAAGCCTGAACTAGAAGATTACTATTGTCCAATTTGCTGGTTCTCCGATCTCTTCATAGATGAGTTATATGCTATCACACGACCAAATGGGTCTGTGACTGGGGTAGTTCCCATTACCTCAAATACGGTTGGAGTTTCGTTAGGAAAATTTATTTCATGCCAGATAACATTTCCCTCATTGTCTCTAATGTTAGTGACCTTTTCTCGGGGGGTTAGTCTTTCAGATGTTCTAACTTGAATGATTTGATCATTTAAATACTTGTTTGAAAAGATCTGCTTATCGCTAGATCTGGTTGTCGCAGAGTTGCTAATAACACCCTTTGCATGACAGGCTACAGTTTTATAGTAAGACCACTCACGAACAATAGCACCAGTGTCTGCATCTTGAGTTTCGTTTTGCTTATAAACATCTAGATACATAGATAGCACTGAGTCTATCAAGTCGTTCATTAGATAATCTCTACCTTTGTTGTAAGAACATAGTCAGCTAATAGCTTATCCGCATAAGCATTTCCTGTGCCAGTATGTGCTTCTCCAGTATATTCAAAATCCCAGTCAAATGTGGATATCTTCTTTATATACTTATTTCTCCATACAGTGTCCTTATTAAAGTAGTCTTTCATTAATTCAATTGCTGCCAGCTCTACATCGTCTGGAACCTTGTCCCATCCAAATCGCCCTTGAACCTTATAAGGAACTCCAGATTTAAATATACCGCCATCATAATCATGAATTGTTGGAGGAACCATGCCGTTAGCGGTATATACTGTATTGTCCAACATTCCTGCACGATTAATTTTAATTCCGTATCCTGTTTCAGATATTTCTACTGGATAGTTCCAATTATCTATTTGATTAATTGTGTCTAACAGTAAGATGTCCCTAGCATACAGTTTATGTATTGTAGTAATCTTTGCTGGTAGTGGGAGAATGTCTGAATCATATCCATAAACAACATAAAGATCATCATACAAATAAAAACTTTGTCCCGTGTGCTGCTCTATCTGTTTGCGAGCATACTTTTCAGCTGCCTGCAGTTCTTTATATGATCTATAGTTTGGATCAGAAGAATCTGTACTAAACCCTAGATCTTGAGCATGGTTGAAATCAACATATGGTGTTACTACAAAAACCTCATCAGACTTAGCAACGTTTGTGCTTTGAACCTGATACTCCCATTGAAGCCTTAAAGTTTTATTTCTTTGCGTATGGACATAAGGAATATTTACCACATAAGAGCCAGGATTCAACTCATCAAGCTGTGAAGTAAGAGTTGCTATTACTTGAGCTGGATTTATTCCTGGACTTATTGCTGGATCTTTTGTAACATCAAACAGTTTTACAACTGGAAGGGCGTCTGCATTAGATACATCACCGTTCCAAAAAACTTGATGCTTTATTGGCGACTGACTGTTTACATATACCTCTGCCATTTTATAGGCTTAGATTAGTTGTAATACTCCTGGACTTCCTTTGGAGTTGCTAATCTAAAACCCTCCTCCTTGTCAAAAATTTCTTGAGCGTCATCTCTGCTCATTGCTACAAATGGGTGCTCTTTCGTAAAAGTAACTCCCATAATATCATATCTAAAATTATCTCTGGTCATTCTGACCAATACTGTATTTTCTGGTTGTTCCGCTTTTGGATCAAACTTAGGTAGTACCTCTGTATCCATATTTTCTAATTCCTCTTCGATTTGCTTAATGGTCTTGCTATATACAGACCAGGTTACGCCCTCTTCTGCAAGAGCTGCGATTATGTCGGCCTTATTCTTTAAGCCCTGTGTTTCAACTGCAAAATCTTCTGCAATTTTCTTTAGTTCAGATATCTTTAATGTCTCAAATGACACGATAATCTCCTCATTCTACTCAAATCAATTATAGCATTACTAAATTAAAATGAAAAGCCCCCCAAAAATTAATTTAGGGGGCCTTCAATGGGATCTAAATCCTAATAATTAGGAAGCGACCTTAACGTTCTTTACAACGACCCAAGCGTCTGCTTGTTCGATTTGAACGCCAACACGAGTAAACATTGTGTACTCGATTGAGTCCTTACGTGGCCAGAAGAAGCGGTAAACTGTTACGTCACGCTTGATACCAATAACTACGTTATTTGGGAATGTCAAGTGGACGTCACCGTGTGAACCTGATGCTCCTGAGTGATCACCAGTCTGTGCTTCTGGAAGTAGTGGAACTTCAACAATTGGAATACCAAATGCGAATGGTGCCACATATCCTGCTGGACCGCCTAGAGGCTGTACGCCTTGTCCACGGATTACGCTTGAAGCGATATCTTGTGGGTTAGCTGATCCATCTGCACCTAGTAGTGATGCTGTGTATAGATAATCCTGAATCAGGTTTGAACCTGAAAGGAATCTAAGGTCAGAACGACGTTGCTTGTACTTACGTGGCAAAGCCTTAAGTGCTGAGTTGAATACTGCACGGGAGATATTAGCTCCTGCTGCATCAACTACACGACCTGAAGTCTTAGCCTTCTTTACTACACCGTCAAATGCCTTGTACAAGTTATCTGATGAAAGAGCTGTATTTCCGTTAAGAACTACATCCTCAATATCATTACCTGCTTGTGTTGCCATAAGTCTGGCAATATGATCTTCAAGATCAGCACCTTCAATATTGTCTTCTAGAGACTCAGTTGAAAGCTCCCAATCTAGACGAAGCTTCTTAGTTGTAAGAGAGATCTTTGAGAAAGTCACTGCTGCGTTTGCTGCGGTGTCATCTCCTTCAGTTGCGAGCTTCATAAGCTTCTCGCCGACTGACATACGATCAATCTCTGTTGTATCTGCTCTCATGCGGACTGTACGGGCGACCTTACCAATTACGGTTGCGTCGAACATGTAGTCTAGAAAGCGAGCTGATTGTTCTGCGTTAAGCAAACCGCCGTTTCCGTTTTCGGAAGCACGGTGTGTACCTGTTCCACCTGTAGTGGAAGCAAAAGTACCTGTAGCAGTTGTACCTGCTGCAATTGCTTTTTCTAATGTTTCATTGCTCATTTATATTTCACCTACCTTTTTTTAGTTAAAAATTTCGTTTACGGAACCGAGGAAAGAACCGTTCCACTTTGATTTCTTGATTGTTACTTCCTGAGACCCGCCAAGGTCTGAGGACTTCTTAATTGCAGTCTCTGATTCTACTGCGTCGACACGCTTTTCTACACCATCAATCGTGTTCTTGATGTCTTGTACAGCACTTGAAAGTGCTGAGTGTTGCTCTGCCAATTCTGAAATTCGAACATCTACGCTCTTGCTGAAAGTCTCAACTGTATCTTTAATAGCTGTAACTTGTGCGGCATTAGCTTCTGAAGCCTTATTTAGTGTGTCTGAGAAAAAGCCCTTAAGATCGACTAGCATCTTTGCAAAATCAGGTTCATCAACCATAACTTCTGATACGTCGGCTGCTTTTTCTAGAACTTCGGCAGAAGCGTCTGCTACTGCATCTGCAGGAGCTTCTTCAACAGCTGGTGCTTCCTCTACGGGAGCAACTGCTGCTGTGTCTTCTACGGCTGCTTCTGCTACTGCATCTGCAACTACGTTTTCTGTATTATCTGACACTTCTTTACCTCCTTCTATGTCTGCCTGTTTTGCAATTTGTGTTTCAGGCATGGACAATCTTGATTTTTTATGTAAATCAAGAATCTTATCTATTTCTTTTGCTTTGTTAACATCGTTTGACTCTACCCATCCAATTAGTGTTGCAGGCTTTCCTGTAACTGGGGAGTCGTATGATGAATCTGTTGACATAAATACTGAATCACTGTCTGCACAATAAAAAATATTTTCAGTTGCGATCTCTGCTGCCATTCCTTTAAATACTAGCTGACCATTTCTTTTTGAAATAGACAAAATATTGCAGAGCTCGTTTGCTGGTGAGTCAACAATGGAAAGTTCCATCAATGAATAATCTTTAATAAATCTTACACTCTTACCTGTTGCCTTATTGACTTCGTTTTCTGAATCAATAATTTTTCCGCCTATTGAGAATCCTTGAAGAGTTCCGTCTAAAACTTTCTCCCAAGTATCCTGTGCGCCCTTTGAAATATAAGCGTCTACATAAACTCCGTTAAAAAATTCTTTTGTTGCTGAATCATAATATGTCTCTGGTTTAAAAGAAACAACTTTGCCTACTGCAACTGGTTGATGCATCTCACGAAGATTTCCACGGAAATTTTCAAATGCTTTCAAGCTTGCTTCAGCCGTAACAACATCTCCAGTTTGGTCAACATTGTCTAATGTTGCAAATCCCGAAACTGTTCTTTTTTCACGATTAACTTTGGTGAATGGGATCGACAGTGTAATGTCGTCGCCATTAGAAGACCAAAGAGATTTCTCAATATTCATATGCTTAATTATATTTATCTATACATAAAAAGGCAAATACTGGTTGAGCAGGGTTAGTCGACTTGTCTTCCATCTCCCTGAGCATTTCGGCCTTCCCCCGACATATCGGGTGAATTTGCTGATCTTTCGGAATCTCTAGTTCTAGTCTTTCCTGCCTGTGCCCTTGCTTCAGCCTGTTGTTGTGGCTTTAATTCGACCACTTTATCCCCGCCGTCAAGCGGAACCATGCCCATTCTAATTCTAACTTCATTTGGAGTAATTACCTGCATTCTTAAATATCTCTCGTCTATCTTAGATTGGGTATCCTCATCGGTCAATGTGAGCTCATTAAATTTAAGTAATAGAGCATCTGTCATTTCCTCAATTATTTTATTTAATTTCTTTTCCAAATTCATTTGAGCTGGACGACAAACTTGCTCTCTAAATGTCTTATCGGCATCTCTTGCTACCGCTAAATTAACTCCTTCTGGAGTTCCAATTTTATTAATTGGCACACGGTGAGATAATAGAATTTCGTCTCTGTTAGATTTACGATACACATTAAATGAAGACTCTTGAGTTCCTGCCTCAATTGGCTCCATCTTAAATTCAACCTTGGCATCTGGTGAATCTGGTGGAAGCGGAATATATAGAGATCTATGGTTTTTTCCTCTTAGTCCTACCTGGAAGAATTCTAGCAACTTACGCTCAGACTCTGTAGATAGCTTAGCGCCCTTTACTGTGATAATGTATCTTGGAACCGCCTTGTTTTCAAAGTAGTCTAGGTTGTACTTGCCAGCAAACTCGTTTCCAGCCATAGCATTTGAAGATGCTACGATATCTGGAATGCCATAATAGTTATTTGTTGGTGTATATTTCTTTAGGTGAATAATTTCATTTGGACGCTCTAGTCCGCCATCAATTGGATTCTCTGTTTCTTGATCTCCGAAGTTACGGAAGAATACAGCCTTTCCATAAAGCAGTTGAATAAAGCCGTCACGCAAGCGACGCACACGCATGGTCTTTGCTGGGATATGTCCGATATATCCAATTT